TTCCCGTCGTCCAGGGCATTATCAACGCCGCGCCGACGCAGTCCCTGACCCGATTCCTGCAACGTGTCGGCCGGTCTCTGCGTGTAAAGCCCGACGGCTCGGCAGCCATCATTATCGACCATGTCGGCGATCGCGTGCGCCACGGCATGCCTGACTTTCGCCATAAGTGGACACTGGAAGGCCGCAAGAAAAGCAGCCGAATCGCGCCGGCGACGCGCAACTGCCCTAAGTGCTACCTCTGCTTTCCGCCTGCGCCCAAATGCCCGGATTGCGGCTACGAATTTCCGGCCCGCGACAACGTTGGTCTAGGTAACGTGAAACTTTCAGGTTTCACCGATGGCCAGCTTCAAGAGCTGTCGGGCGACTGGCTGAAAATGGGCCCGCTCCGCGACGTGCTACGCTCCGCGACCACCCGCGAACAAATCGACGCAATCCGCAAAGCCCGCGGCTACCACCCGCATTGGACCAACGTGCAGATGGGCCTGAAATTCGGCCACCGCGGTTCCGATCCCTTCCACGTCCAACCTAAACTGGCGGCGCGCAGATGAGCCAGCCCGAAGCGATCCTCCAGGCCGAAATCCGGCGCGCGCTCGGCGCCGGCGCACGGCATGCGCGGTTGTTTCGCAATATGTCCGGCCTTTACTGGGCCGGCCACCTGGCGGATCGCAAGGCCAACATCGTGGTGCTCGAGCAGGCCCAGCAGGTCCAATGCGGCCTCGTCACCGGCGCTGGCGACCTGGTCGGTTGGACAACCGTCGAGATCACGCCGGACATGGTGGGCCAAAAGATCGCTGTTTTCACCAGCGGTGAGATCAAGCGCCTGGCTGGCAAGGACGCGACGGCCAAGCAGGACACGTGGCGCGAGAACATCATTGCGGCCGGCGGCCGGGCGGCCGTTATCAAAACCCCTCAGCAGGCCCTCGCGCTCGTCGCCCCGGGCCCCTGGTCGCCGCCGGCCGCGCAAGCCGACCTCAAGCCGAGGACGCGCGCAGTATGACCGTCGTGCGCCTCCGCGCAATGCCGCAACAGACGCCGGCCGCCCGCTTCTGCGCTGCCCGCCAGTCGATGCTTGTTGCTCTGTTGGACCTGGCGAAAACCGGGATCGCCGAGCGCCACCTGTTCGAGGAGATCGCGTCGACCGACGCCGCCATGCGGCAGATCGTCGAGCTGCTTCGCCACACATCGGTTCGCGTTGGCGCTGCGAAATGAGCAACGTGGCGCCCCTTTTTCCGGAGAGCGAGCAGGAGGTAGGCGCTCGCGTCGAGCAGGCGCTTCTCGGCGCGCTGTTGCTTTCACCGCGCCGCGCCTTGGCCGCGCTCCCGATCGATTTCTCGCCGGAACACTACCTAGATCCGCTGCACAAAGAGATCCATGAAACGATCGTCGCGCTCGACAAGCCTGACGTCCTCACCGTTTGCGCTGCCATGGGTGGCAGCGCCGAGGAACGAAGCTACCTAGCCAGCCTGCTCACATGCGCGCTGAGCGACAGCCCAGTCGAGTACGCCCGCCGGGTGACCGAGAGTTACCTCCGTCGCGAGGTCGAGGGCGTCTTCAGCAAGGCGGTTGCAATGCTGGCCAGGCCGCCGACAGAAGTAGCCGCGAGCGCCGTCATTCAGACCGTCATGGCCGGCATGGATGGGCTACTGTCAGGCGCCAGCGTATCTCGCCGCGGAAAGATGCTCGACGAGGCCATGGATGCAGCGATCGAGCAGGCCGGCCGTGCCGCCCGCGGCGAGGCCGAGCTCGGCCTCAGCACCGGCATGTCCTCGGTCGATCGCGTTATCGGCTTCCTGGACCCCGCCACCTTCATCGTTCTCGCCGCCCGGCCTGGCATGGGCAAGACGGCGCTGGCCTGCCAATGGGCAATCAACGTCGCGCGACAGTGCAAACAGGACGGCCGTGGCGGTGTGCTCGGTATCTCGCTCGAGATGCCGGCGGAAAAGCTCGGCCGCCGCATATTATCCGAGGCCAGCCGCATCGGCATCCAGGACCTGCGGCGAGGCAATATAACCGGCCGCACCGACAAGCTGACCAAAGCCCGGTTTGATCTAGGCGGATTGCCGATGTTCATCGAGGACGCCGGCGGCCAGTCGATCGCCATGATCCGCCAGAAGGCGCGAACAGCAGCACGGAAATTCCGGGGCCTTCGCATGATCTGGGTCGACCACCTCCAAATCGTGAAGCCGGAAGACGCCGATCGCCGCAATGGCGGCACGCAGGCCATCGGCGCGATCTCGAACGCCCTCCGCGACCTGTCGAAGGAATTCGATTGCCCGGTGCTCGCGCTGAGCCAGCTCTCTCGTGATCTGCTCAAGCGCGATGACAAGCGGCCCAATCTCGGCGACCTCCGCCAGGCGGGTGACATCGAGCAGGACGCCGACGTCGTTGCGTTCATCCATCGCGAGGAGGCATTCCTCTCGAAAGGCGCGCCGCCGCGCAACACTGGCGAAAACGAGGACAAATACCAGAAACGCACCGATGCTTGGCAGGAGGCGCTCCAGCGTTGCCGCGGCAAAGCTGAGCTAATTGCGGAAAAGGTCCGCGAAGGTGAGCCAAAAACTGTTCCGCTGCTTTGGGACGGCGCCACAACAAGTTTTTCAGAACCGCCGACTCAGCTTGCGATGCAACAGATCGACCTCGCCGACTGGCGGGACGAATTTTATGGAAACGATCTAGACCGGGGTGGGCCAAATGGCTGACGCGGACACATGGATGCCGCTGTACATCGGAGATTATCTTGCTGATACCTCAGAATTATCAAATGCTGAACACGGGAGTTATTTGCTTTTGCTCATGCACCAGTGGCGCACTGGTCCGTTGCCAAATAACGACGTCAAGCTGGCTGCGATTGCCCGATGCGATCTTCGCTCCTGGAGGAAGACGATCGGGCCTTCAGTGCTGCGTTTTTTCACCCTGGGACCAGACGGCCTCAGCCAGAAGCGGCTTGCATTCGAACAGGCCAGAACAGCCGGCAAAGTCGAAAAGCGGTCCAAGGCCGGGACCAAGGGGGCTGAAAAGAGGTGGGGAAAGGAAAGCGCCTCAGGCGGGAATGCCAATGGCAAACCATATAGCAAACGAGGTAACAAACCGGATGGCAAAGGCGATGCGATTGCCATGCGATCGCATTGGCAAACCGATGGAGAACCACAATCACAATCAGAGAAAGAAGCTAGCAGCAATCTTGATTCCAGAAACTCGCGCGCGACGGGCGACCCGCCGCGCGTCGGCGATCCACCGGAAGCCTGGGCGATCTACGCCAAAGTTGGCGAATTCGCAGATTGGGGCGTTTCGCCGCGCGACGGGCTCAAGCACCCGTGCCGCAATGGCGATTTCGTCGATATAACCGCGGAATTGGCCATCGAGGCGGCCGGCATGGATGAGGCAAACTACACCGATTGGCGCCCGCTGATCCGCTGGATGGACGACGGGATCGACAGCGGCGACATCGTGGCGGCCATCAAATCCGTGGCCGAGCGGTCGAGCTACAAGCCTCCCGGCAACCTCGCCTACTTCGACAAAATCGTGCGTGGCTGGAAGCGCCAGACGGCATGAAGCGCAAGTCCAGGAAGGCCACCGCAAGCCGGCAAGCAGCCGAGCCGATGGTCCCGTCCGTGCAGCTCGAGACCGTCATCGGCAACATGGTCCAGATCGTCGAAGGTCGCCGCCAGGCGGTGCACGGTCTGATCCGCGAACCACTAGCCGTACGCGGCGAATGGGACGATCCGTTCGACCAGAATGAGCGATCAAAGACAGCCCGCCAAGTCCACCATGTTCGGCGGAACGATCCGCTGTTGAACCTACATCTGCGTTCGAAGGCCGAAGTCACGGATCGACACATTCGCTCCGCTGAGCAGTTCCGCGACGATTACGAAATCGGGATACTCGGTGCGCGTCCGCCGCGACATGGCAACTCGACCGGCTCCACTGCGGCAGGCGGTGGCCTTACCGAAATGCAGATGCTAGCCGCCGATGCATATCGGCGCGCTCGCTCGTCTGTCGGCGAGAGCCAGTGCCGCATCCTCGATGCGGTTGTGCTCGGGCTCGACAACGTCTCCTCCTATGCCGCCAAGGTGAACGTCAGCGAGCAGGTCGCAAAGGGCTACCTGATCGCCGCCCTCGATCGGCTTGCCGACCACTACGAGCCGACCACGACCGGCAAGCCAACCAAGCAGGTCATGAAAACGTGTTGACGCGAATCCAATCCGGCAGGGATGAACCCTGTACGCCACCAGAGGCGGCTCCGGACGCCAACGCGCAGAAGCCGGCACCAAGTTCCGCCGGGACCAGGTCCCTATGCCGAGCCGGCCCCAAATTCACCGCCCCAAAGGCTACCGCCCCACCGATCAGCGGTCCCACCTCGAGCAACTCCGGCGCCTGGCTGATGCCACGCGGGAGAGCAGCACCAAGCGGGGCTACGACTGGAAATGGCGGAAGCTCCGGGCGAAGTTCATCGCGGCCTATCCCCTCTGCTGCGTACCCGGCTGCGGCAAGCCCACCACCGACGTCGACCACCAGGTCAGCATCGCCGAGCGTCCTGACCTCAGGCTCGAGTGGTGTAACCTCAGGCCGTTCTGCCACCCGCACCACTCGCAGCGCACCGCGCGCGAGCAAGGCTTCAGTAATGGCCGCTCTCGCAATTCATGACCCCGCGGGACGATTGATGGCGGTCAGTTCCCGGCCGCCAGGTGGGCCGGTATCGAGGTGCCTCTTTTTGTGCTGCAACCGTCACATTGGGCACAAACTCTTCGCGTGCAAAACTGGGGGTAAAAGGCATGCCCGGTAGGGGGCCGCCGCGGAAGCCGACCGAACTTAAGGTGATCGCGGGCACTGACCAGCCGTGTCGGCGAAATCCGAACGAGCCGAAGCCGAGGCGGGAGCGCCCGCCGGCGCCGGCGCACCTCAGCGAAAAGGCGCACTCGGCGTGGGGCTACGTTTCGTTGGTGCTGGACCAAATGGGCGTGCTCACCACCGCTGACGCGCTCGCCTTGGAGTGCCTGTGCGAGGCCTACGCCGACCTGCTGAGCGCGCGCACCGCGCTGGCCAAGCGCGGCGCGTCACTCAGTTACGAAACCAAGACCAAGGAAGGCGGCGTGATGCACCGGGCTTACCCGGAGGTAGCGATGGTCTCCGACGCAGACCGGCGGTTCGTGATGCACCTCGGGCGTTTTGGCCTAACGCCGGCCGACCGGTCGAGAGTCTCGGCACATGGTGGCGGGGCGGATGAGAACCCGTTCGCTGCCTTCGGATAATGCCGCCCGCGCCACGAAAACACGGTTGTAACGTCCCGCCGGCGCCTGAGGCACATCCGCACGTCGCCGCCGCCGAGCGCTACGTGGCGGCCGTTCTGGGCGGCGAAATCGCGGCCTGCAAATGGGTCCGCCTAGCTTGCGAGCGGCACCGCCGCGACGTGAAACGCGCGGCTACTGGCGGCTGGCGCTACGTCTTCGACCCGGTTTTGGCCGAGAAGGCCTGCGGGTTCATAGAGTTGCTGCCGCACATCAAGGGGAAATGGGCGCGCGACCGCCAATTGCTGCGTCTCGAGCCCTGGCAGTGCTTCAAAACGGTAAGCATTTTTGGCTGGGTCGATAAGGTCACTCGGCTCCGGCGCTTTCGCCGGGCAATGCTGCTTGAGCCTAGGAAACAGGCGAAAAGCACGTGGGCCGCGGCGATCGGACTGTTCATGCTCTCGTCCGATGGAGAGCATGGGGCTGAAATCTATTCCGGCGCGACCAGCCAAAAACAGGCCTACGAGGTGTTTGGGCCAGCGCGGTTGATGGCACTCGGGGCGCTCGGGATGCGCCGGCACTTCGGCATGGACGTGAACGTCTCGAACATCAACATCCTGGACAAGGCCAGCAAGTTCGAGCCGCTGATCGGCAAACCAGGCGACGGCGCGTCGCCCAGCTGCGCGATCGTGGATGAGTTCCACGAACACCAGACCTCTGACCAGTACGACACGATGCTGACTGGCATGGGGGCTCGAGAGCAGCCTTTGGTGCTGGTGATAACCACAGCCGGCGACAACGTGTCCGGGCCCTGTTACGATCTGCTGCTGACGCTGCGCCGGGTGCTGGAAGGCGTCATCGAGGACGAAGAATTCTTCGGGCTCGAATATACGATCGACGACGGCGACGATTGGGCGTCGCCGGCCGTGCTCCGGAAAGCCAACCCGAACCTCGGTGTATCGGTCGCAGAAGACTTCCTGATCGCGCGCCAGGCCGAAGCCGTCCGAAACCCGCGCGAGCAGGCGCGATTTCGAACCAAGCACCTAAACCAATGGATCAGCGCGCGGTCCGCTTTTTTCAACATGGCTGCATGGGCTGCTTGCAGGAACGCGCCGCCCCTCGACGAAATGGAGGATGGCGCAGACGTCATCATCGCTGCGGACCTGGCGTCAAAGCTCGACATAGCCGCGATCGAGTTGTTGTTCCCGCAGCCGGGAGGCCGCTTCGTTAGGCACGGTTTGCATTACCTACCCTCGCGCCAGATCGAGGACCCGGCAAAGGAACATTACGCGGCCTGGGCGATCGCCGGCGACCTTGTCGTCACGGACGGCGACATCACCGATTACCACCGAATTCGGGATGACATTGTCGGGCTGTCCAAACGGTTTCGGGTGCTGGAATTCGTCTATGACCCGCACCAGGCGACGATGTTGGTGACCGAGCTGCAGGAGCTGGGCCTCGAATGTGTCGAGTACCCGATGACGGTGCTGACGATGTCCGAGCCGCTGAAGATGGTAGACGCGGCGATCGTCGCGGGGCGCCTGGCGCACGACTGCGGACCTAGCCATCCGATGACGTGGCAAATGTCGAACGTCGTTGCGAAAATAGACGCAAAAGACAACGTCTATCCTCGCAAGGAGCGGCCGGAACTGAAGATCGACGGCCCGGTGGCGCTGACAATGGCGATGGGCCGGGCGATGATGCTCGAGATCGACGACGGCGTTTCCCCTTACGAAACGAGGGGCCTGCTCGTGCTGTAAGGATCAACCGTGAAAATATCGACGTTCGTGCGTGAGGCTGCCCTGGTGCTGGCCGCCGCCGTCCTCGAAAACTGGCGCGATATCGCCGGCCTCTCAGGTGTGGGCCTGGTGGTCCACGGTGTCGGTCTGGTCTACCGGCCGGCCGCCTTCATTGTCGCAGGCGCCTTCCTGGTGGTGTACGCGATCCGCTCCGCGCAAGCAGCTGAATAATGGCCGGCGGCATTTTCGGCGCGATCGCCCGCGGCGGGAGCGCGCCGGCGGCGAAGAGTTATTCCGGCACCCCATCGTATGGTATGATACCACCGTTGGGGTCTGTGCAATCCGCTACGGGCCTCCTGGTAAGCCAAGCGACGGCTATGACCCAGGCGACCGTGTATGCCTGCGTTCGCAGGCGGGCCCTCGATTGCGCCCGCTGCACGCCGCGGCTCTACGTGCAAAATGCCGACGGCGGAAAGACCTACGTCAAAGACCATCCGCTTATTCCGCTGCTAAAAAAACCGAACGAGCAGCAGACGTGGTTTGAATTCGCCGAAATGGTGAACGCGCAGGTGCTGCTGCGCGAGAATGGTTATGCGGCGATCCGGCGCGACAAACGCACCGGCACACCTATCGAGCTGATCCCGATTAATGCGGATGCCGTGATGGTGCTCGAGGCCTCGGACGGGTCGGTCTTTTACAACGTCAATCGTATCGGCCTCTGGATGATCGATAAGCTGCGGGACTTCCCGACAGCGATCCCGTCGGAGGACATGCTTCATATCCGGGGCCTGACCTTCAACGCGCTGGTCGCGGCCTCCCGCATCGGCCTGGCGCGCGACGCGATCGGCCTCTCGATGGCGCTCGAGCAGCAGGCATCACGCTTCGTCGGCAATGGCGCCCGGCCCGCCGGCGTGCTCGAGACCGACAAAAAACTGAGCGACGTCGTCGGCAAGCGCCTGAAGGAAAGCTGGGGCCAATTTCAGAGCGGCGTCGGCAACACCGGCAGCACCGCGGTGCTCGAGGACGGGCTGAAGTGGAAGCAGCTGCAGCTCACCGGCGTAGACATGGAATTCATCGCCCAGCGCAACTTCTCGGTCCTGGATATCTGCCGGTTTTTCGGCGTGCCGCCGCACAAGGTGTTCCTGGCCGACAAGGCGGCCTCGCAAAACATCCCGCAGCAGGACCAGGATTACGTCAACAGCGTGATCTCAGGCGACGTCGAGCGGTGGGAAACCCGGATGGAATTCACGTTCGATCTGGGCGAGGACGGTGTGGCTGTTGAATTCGACGTCACCCGGCTGCTGCGGGCCGACGTAATGACCCGCTTCAACTCCTACCGGCTTGGCATCCTTTCCGGCTTCCTGCGGCCAAACGAAGCCCGCCGGTCCGAGAACCTCGAGCCGGACCCGGCGCCGCGGGCAAACGAACTGATGGTGCCGTCCAACACGGCCGCGCTCGGCAGCGATGCCACCGGAACGCCGCCGGACGCCGCCGGACGCCCAGGCGGCGGAAACCCGGCCGCGCCGGGCGTGGGCACCGGGGGCGATCAGACTTCCGACACGGGTGACAACGCGGACGACGCACCCACCAGCTAGGACGGCCCGACATGACCATCCGCAAGGCATACAGCGCCGAGGTGACCGACCTCGGGCCGCGGTCGATCCGCGTCGTGTGCTCGACCGACGATACCGACCTCTCTGATGAGGTGGTGGAGCAGGACGGCATCGACCTGTCGGTTTTCACCGGCAACCCGATCGTGCTGTGGAGCCACAACCCGGAGCACCCGATCGGCAACGTCACGCAGATCGGCACTGGCGCGAAGCTGACCGCGCAGATCGATTTCTTCCCTGAGGGCATGAGCCACAAGGCGGACGAGATTTGCGGCCTGTACAAGGCCGGCCTGGTGAAAGGCATCAGCATCGGTTTCGATCCGATCGAAACGACGCCGATGCAGCCGACCCAACCGAAAGGGCCGAAGCGCTACCTCAAGATCCTGATGCTCGAGCTGTCGTGCGTGTCGATCCCGGCGAACAGCAAGGCCGGCGTGGTGCAGCGGGCGAAGGGCGACGCCGAGCCGGCCGAGGACTGGAAATGCGGCGCCGAATCCGACCTGCCGATCGACACCGAGCGCGATTGGGACGGCAGCGTGGCGGCGGATGCGATCTTCGAGCACTACAAAATCGGCGAAGAGGGCTCCGACCCGGGCGCCGCCCGCAAGGGCTTCTTGGCTTATGACGCCAGCAAGCCTGAGGAGCGCGGCAGCTACAAGCTGCCGTTCGCCATCGTTGCAGACGGAAAACTGACCGCGCTTGCGTCCGGCGTGCGGGCGGCGGCCTCGCGGCTGCCGGATACGGACATCCCGGACGACGTGCGCGAGGCCGCGCGCAAGGTCCTAGACGGATACGAGGCAAAAATGACCGACAAGACAGACAAGGCCGCGCCTCGCGCGCGTGTGCGCAAGGCCCGCACAACCGCGCCGGCGATCAAATCGCTCTGCGATATCGGCCACCTCGCTTACCTGCTGGAATCGCTTGGCTGGGCGACTCAAAGCGCCCGGATCGAAGCGGCGATCGAGGGCGACGCGAGCAAGGTGCCGGACATGCTGGCGGAGGCCATGCGCAGCCTCGGCGAGACGCTGATCGCAATGACGGCCGAGGAGGTCTCGGAAGCGATCGCTGCGGCTCAGAAAGAACCCGTCGAGGACGGCGACGTTTCCGGCCTGGGCGACGACGCCACGACGATCGTTCTTACCGGGGCCACGCCGATCGTCCGCAAATTCCGCCTCGGCAAGGCGCAGGCTCAGGTCGTCAAAGAGGGCCGCAAAATGAGCGCGGCCACCGCCGACTGTATCAAGGATGCGCTGGCGAAACACGACGAGGCCATGGATATGCATAGGAAATGCATGGGGCTGCATAAGGAAGCCATGAAAATGGTCGAGGGCATTCTGCCTGAGGCCGGCAGTGCTCAGGATCCGAACGAGCCTGCGCCCGGCAATGGCAGCGCCCAGGACGACAGCAAAAAGGGCCTCCCGGTCCTGATGACTAAGGCCGCCCGGATCGCCCGCGCCATCGCGCTCGCGCCGATCGACGAACAGGCTGCCTGATCGGACCCGGCGGCAGCTCGCCGGTTAAGGCCCCCCAGCCCTTGGGCAAGGCGTGGCGGCGCTAAGGCGCCGCACCCCAAAAACGGAGAAAGCCATGGACAAGCTCGCGGTCATCCGCAAGCAGCGTGCGGCTGCCCACGACGAATTCGTGGCGCTCGCCGAAGCCGACACCCACACCACCGAGCAGGCCACTCGTTTCAAGGCGCTGGAAACTGAGATCCAGGGTTTTGACGAACAGATCGTGCGCGTCACGAAGGCGCGCGAAATGGCCGGTGTGACCGCCACCCCGGTGGCCGGTCAGGACATCAGCAAGAAGACCTTCGCCCAGGTGAAGGCCGACAAGTACGAAACCGACAAGTCCCTGGTCGTCGGCGGCATCTGCAAGATGCTCGGCATGGCCGGCAACGCGTACGGCGCGAAGGCCGCGGCGATCGAGGTCTATGGCGAGAGCCACCCGGTCACCAAGGCGCTCGCGGTCGGCACCGGCTCCGCCGGCGGCTTTATCGTTCCGCCCGAATACGCCAACGAGATCATCGAGCTGCTGCGCCCGCGTGCCGTGATCCGGGCTCAGACCCCGCGTGTCATTCCGATGCCGCGCGGCACGATGACGATGCCCGGCCAGGCCTCGCCGGCGACCGCGTCCTATAGCGGCGAGAACAAGCCCATCACCGCGTCGCAGCAGACCTTCAACCAGATCGTGGCGCAGGCTCACAAGCTGACCGCCCTGGTGCCGATCAGCAACGACATGATGCGCTACGCGGATCCGGCGGTCGACGCCGTGGTGCGCGACGACCTGGTCAAAGTGATTGCGCTGCGCGAGGACCTTGCCTTCCTCACCGGCGACGGCACGCAGGGCAGCCCGCGTGGGTATCTCAGCTTTGCTAACGGCTATGCCGTAAACCAGGGCGGCACCGCCGGCAGCTTCAATACGAGCTCGAACAGCGTGGCTGCGGTCGGCGGCAACTGGATCACGTCCAACGCCACCGTGAGCCAGGTCAACACCAACAACGAGCTGGCCGGCCTGATCAACAAGCTGGATACCGCGAACGTGCCTGAGGATCGGCGCGCCTGGTTCTTCCACTCCCGGATTTTCAACTACCTCTACAGCCTGTTGAACAGCTACGGGCAGTATGTTTACCGGGACGAAATGGAAAAGGGGAAGCTGATGGGCTACCCCTTCGGCAAGTCCAACCAGCTGCCGATCAACATCCAGAGCCCGAGCGGCACCGCCGGCACCACCTTTGTGATGCTCGCGGAAATGACCGAGACCATGGTGTTCGACGCCATGCAGCTCGAGCTGGCCGTGTCCCGGGAAGGCACCTACGTGGATGCCAGCGGCAGCACGCAAAGCGCCTTCCAGAACGACCAGACCCTCATCCGCGCGATCACGGAGCACGATTTCCAGATGCGGCACGACGCCGCGGTGGCGATCGACCAGTTCGTGCAGTGGGCCCCGGCTCTTTCCTAATCACCTAACGCTGGTACGGCGCCGGAAAGCGACGCCGTAACCCCAGAGGAGAACCCCAATGCCTGATTTTGTCACGCAGCGTAATATTGCTGCCATGGGTGAGCTGCGGCGCCTGTCTGCCCAGGCCGCCCTCACCGCCGCCGGCACCGGCGATGCCACCACCGTTACGGGCGGAACCATCGACCGCGCCGGCTTTGCTGGCGGCTCCCTTCCGGGCTCCGCCGACATCGGCGTGCTGTTCGCCGCCACCCTGGCGAGCGGCCAAACCCTGTCCGTTACGTTCGACGTCCAGGACAGCCCGGACGGCACCAACTTCTCGGACTTCTACACGCAGGCCGCGACCGTTGCCGCAACCGGACCCTCCGGCGGCGGCGTGGTGACTGGCGCGATTAACATCGGCGTCGATTTCACCCTCGCGCGGCGATACACCCGCGTTCTGTTCGTGCCAGACCTCAGTGCCACCGGCACCGATACGGCCGTGGCGATCGCCGCCGGCTTTTTCGCTGGCTACGACAGGCTGCCCGCGGCGAGCTAGCCCGCGTGTGGTTCCTGCCTACCTATGGGCGACCTGGCCGATGCCAGGAGGCGCTCGACAGCATCATCGCTGCCGGCGCCTCCGCCCCTGGGATCGTTCTGATCGACGGCGACGAGGACCCCGCCTACCTCGACCTTCGCCTGCCGGGAGGCTGGTCTCTATCCCGCAGCCACACCAATCGCGGCCTGTGCGGCGTGCTCAATTCGGCGTTCGCTGATCACTACGGCGAGCCTTGGTTTGGTTTCATATCCGACGACAGCGTCCTCCGTGCCGGCCCCGGGTGGGACCAGCATCTGATCGATGCCGCCGGTCTTTCCGGCTTTGCGAATTCCGGCGACGGGTGGCAGGCCGTGCAGCGCATGCATGGCGCGGTCGTCTTCGGCGGCGACCTCGTCAGGGCGCTCGGGTGGATCGCCCCGCCCGGCCTGGTGCACTCGTTTTGCGACGATGCCTGGGAACGCCTCGGCCGGGCGCTCGGCAACTGGACCCATGTGCCCAGCGTGCTCGTCGAGCATCGGCACAGCGTCAACGGAAAGGCGCCCGACGACCCGACATACGCGAAGGCCTACTCGACCTTCCAGGCTGACCGTGCGGCGTTTGTGGCCTTTCTCGCCGGCGATTTCCGGGCAGCCCTCAGGCGGGCCGAGCCGGTGGCGGCCACGCTCGATCTGGGCGCCCGGGTGAATTCGCGGGCGCGGCACTCGCCCGTCATGATCTGCACGCCGGTGTATCGGGACTGCTCGTGGCAGTACACCCGGAGCCTGGTGAACACCTGCCTGACGCTCGACCGCGCCGGCATCCACCACCGCGTGCAGATGGTCATCGGCAACTCGAACCTGCCGCGCGCCCGCAACGAGCTGGCGGCGGCGTTCCTGGCCTCCGATTGCGCCACGATGATTTTCATCGATAGCGACATGGGCTGGTCACAGAATGACGTCCTCAGGCTGCTCGGCTCCGACAAGCCGCTGATCGGCGGCGTGGGCCGGAAGCGCTCCGAGGGCGCCGACACCGATCCCGAGGTCTGGTGCTGCCGTTTCATGTCGCAGGAGATCACGCAGGACCAGCTCGGCGCGATCGAGGTCGCCGGCGTCGGGACCGGCTTTATGAAGATTGACCGAGAGGTGTTCGAGACGATCACGCGGGCCCGGCCGGCGCTGAAGCTGCCGCCGCTCAAATCCATGGCCGCGGCCGTCGGCGAGAATTACCACGAGTTTTTTGCGTTTGGCGACGGGATCGGGGAAGACTACCTCTTCTGCAATCGCTGGCGTGAGGTCGGCGGCCAGGTCTGGATCGACCCGGAGATCGCGCTGACCCATGTGGGCTCGCACGAATTCCGAGGCTCGGTGTCAGCCCTCCTCGAACCGGAGTGAGCCAGATGCGCGTTGTTACAGCTTCGAGAGATATGCGGCCGCACCACAAGGGCGCCGACATGGTCGTCCCGGACGATATCGCTGACCAAATGATCGCCGCCGGCGACGCCGAAAACCCGCGGCCCTTTCCCCTGCAGGCCGATGACGCCGCGGTGCCCCCGCCGGCGAAGAGCTACCAGACCAAGGGGGCGGCCAAGCGAAAATAAGGGGGCGCCATGCCCGGGCAGACCACCATCACCACCACCATGACGGCGGCGAGCTCCTATGACCTGGTGACCCTCGAGGACGTCCACCTCGAGCTGAATATCCCGGACGACAACACCAGCGACGACGCCTGGCTCACCAAGCAGATCACGCGCAGCTCGCGCGCGGTGCAGAATTGGTGCAACCGCAAATTCGTGCAGGAAACCCTGCAGGATGTGGTTTACCCGCGACAGGACAATTTCCCTTTCCAGGTGCCGAACGGCACCGATCGGCTGCAGCTGTCATCGTGGCCGGTGGCGAGCGTGGACTCGGTCGTCCTGGATTACGGCGACCCGAGCAACCTGCAAACCCTGACCCTGGGCACTGATTACGTGCTCGACGCGAATTGCGGGCAGCTCACTAAGCTGTTTCCGATCACGACGTTTCCGATCCTCTGGCCGGCCACGCCCACCACGGTGCAGTTCACAGCCGGATATGACGGGACCGACACGCCGATCCCGGATGACGTCCAGCTGGCGGTGCTGAAGCTGATCACGGCCGCATTCCAGGCGCGGGGCCGCGACCCCTACCTGAAGGCGACCGAGCAGCCCGGCGGCCTCGGGCGGGTCGAGTACTGGATACCGAACCAGCAAACCGGCGACTTCACGCCGGATATCGCCGAGCTGCTCAACATGTATCGAGCGCCGCTGGCTTTCTGATGGAATATAAAGTCGACCTCCGCGGCGATCAGCGCGTCGGTCTTCGTTTCGACGAGTTCCCATCGCTTGCGCACGAGCGCCTGGTGACCACGATCGAGGAGTTGACGGCAGCACTTCACACCGCGGTGCTGGCCGGCGTGCCCCGTGGCAAAACAGGTCATCTGGCCGCCCAAGTAAAAACGGGAATCGAGCAGACCGACACCAGGGTGCGTGGCTGGGTTTCGCTCGCCGGGGCCTCTGCCAACGACGTGAAGAAGGCCGCGGCGCTCGAGTATGGCAGCCGCGGCGAGGCCTTCGACGTCCGGGGCTACACGCGCACCCTCGACCAGGTGTTCGGCGCCATCACGTCACCGTTTGAACAGGTCGTCGCCGCGTATCACCGCACCGGCGGCCTCGAGGAACTGGACTTTCTGCATGGCCCGCTTGATGCGACCGCCGAGGCCGCAATAGTGCGGATGAACGAGGCCGTCTTCGGTGCGGCAAAGGAGTTCTGATGCCGCTCGATCAAGACAGCGTCCCGGTGCTCTCGGACACCGCCCCGCTCCTGGATGCCGGGCATTTCGTGCCCTCAGGCCCCGACGTCATGCCGTTCGGTCTTTCCAGCGACGCAAAGGAAGCGATCGCCGCGCTGCGGCTGCTGGCTGATGCCATGGAAAACGGCCGCGCTGTCGTCGCTCAGGCCCAAACCGGCAAGTCCGGCGTGCACGACGACTTCGTGACGTTCCGGGTCTTCCTGGAATACAAGCTGCGGCCCTGGTAGCCCATGGCCACCACCCGGGCGACCATCTACGGCGCCCTCGCTAACCTGCTCTTCAATTCCACGGTGTGGCAGACGAAGGGGCAGCGCGTCATTCCATGGACGAAGCTGTCGGCGCAGCCCGCAATCTTCGTCACCCCCTGGAAAGAGCTCGCGATCCCGCCGCCGGCGTTCGGCCAGCCGATGCGCTACGAGTTCACCATGCAGGTCTGGCTGTTCGTTTTGAACGGCGACCCAACGGGCCCGAGCAGCACCAACATCGGCGACCTGATCGACCTGGTGGACAGCCTCCTCAGGGGCGACACTCTGCCCGGCGGCCGTCAGACCCTCGGCGGCCTGGTGGAGCATTGCTGGCGCGCCGATCAGGAAGCGATCGTTGCGTGCGGCCACCTCGGCACGCAGTCCGCGGCGGTCATCCCTGTGAACATCCTCGTAACGCAGCTGCTACAGCCCAGCTAAGGCGCGCTCGTTCGGATACCGGCACCCGCCGGCTGCCTCAAAAGCCCTTGGGCAAGGCTTCGTGGTGCTGCGGTGCCACCCCCTCAAATGGAGCCATAAATGCCAGGTCAAGCTCTTTACGGGCCGGGATCGCTGTACGTGCGCCGCACGGACATCGCGAACGGCACCCCGGTCAATCTCGGGTATGTCAACGAATTCTCGATCAGCGAGAAGGGCGAAACGAAGCAGCTGTTCGGCCAGACGGATTACCCGCTGGCCGTTCGCCGCGGCACGATCAAGAGCACCTTTAAAGCGAAGTCCGCGCTGCTCACCGCCAGCGGTTTTAACGTCTTCAACGGTGGCAATATCACCGCAGGCACGCAGATCCTCGGCTCGCTTGCGGAGGCCGCCACCGTTCCGGCGTCGGGCGGTTTCACCGTCGCCGCTGCGCATGCCGCGGCCTTCAACGCCGATGTCGGAGTGACGTATCAGAACAACGGCAGTCCGTTGTTCCGGCCGCTCAATGGAACGCTGTCGGCGGCGGGCCAGTACACGGTCAGCAACGGCGGCACCTATACGTTCGACAGCATCGACGCGGGCGCGGCGGTGCTGCTTGCCTACCTTTACAACAACACCACCGGCGGCGGCTTCCATAAGGTGGTCTCGGCTCAGATTATCGGCAGCATGCCGACCTTCGAAATGTGGTATGTCAATACCGATCCTGAATATGGGACGTACACGTTCCACGCCTATAATTGCGTGGCCGGGTCGCTTGATCGGTCCTTCAAATTGACGGACTTCATGATGCCGGAGCTCGATATCGAAATGGCGCAGAACGCCGCCGGTGTCGTCTACGAAGAGTCCTACTCGCCGTTCGGCGCATAGGATGGTTACTGAGCCCAACGCCGAGTTGCTCCTGGCGCCGGAAATTCCGCGCGTCTCGCTCGGCGGCAAGCTGTGGCCTGTGCCGAAGCTGGCGATCCGCCAGCTTCGGCGCATGCGCGGCAAACTCGATCCGATCTTCGACCTGGTCATCCGGAAGGTGACCCCGCCGCAGGATCTGACCGACGACCAATTTGACGACATGGCCTTCGTCGTCTGGGTCGGCCTCACCCGCGGCCACCCCACGCTGTCCATCCCGGAGTTCGAAGAGCTGGGGATCACGTGGACCGAGCTGGTGGCGGCCCTCGTCACCGTATGGTTGCAGGCGATCGGCCCTGCGGGGAAAGGTGCCTCGGGGGAAGGCGAGGGGGCTCCTCAGAGCCCCCCGATTGGGACCGCGTCGTCGCTAGGCTCTCCAACAGGCTGAAGCTGGCACCGGACGTCATCCTGGACCAGGTCACCATGGACCTGTGGCACGCCTACGAGGCCGAATGGGAAGAGACGCCGTTCGTGGATGACCTCGCGGCAAATTATCTCGGGTATCGCAAGGCCAAGGGGGCGACCCCGGTGCCGACGAGCCTGGCGGAATATGCGGCCAAGTACGGGCCCGGCAAACCGCCGGCGGCCGGCCCGCCGAAACCGCCGCCGCTCGTGACCGCGGAAGGCCAGCCATGGCGTCGAATGTAACCATCGCCTATCTCGCCGACGTCACGGATCTGCGGACCAAATCCGCCCTGGCGAAGGCGGCCCTGACCGACGTTAACGCCTCGGTGCGGGAGCAGGCCTCGGCGTTCGCCGAGCTGTCCGAGGAGGGCAAATCCGCGGCCCTGCCTGCCTTGCAGGCGCTGGCAGCCGAGCAGGCAAAGCTGCGTGCGGTGGTGACCGAGACGGCCGCGGCGCTGCGCCGGGAGTCGGAGGAGAGCGAGCACCAGATCGGTATCTTCGGCCGGCTGCACGAGAGCGTGTCGCTGACCACGGAGAAGTTCGAGGGCCTCACCGCCCGCCTGCAGGTCTTTTCCGGCGCGTTCGCTGCCATCAGTGAGTTTGCCCTGGTGGGCCTCGGCATCGAGCGCGTCACTGAGGCCGTGAACGAGTTCACCGAGAAGGCCGAGGCCATGGACAAGCTGTCCGCCGCCACCGGCCTGGCGACCGATCAGCTGTACGGCCTGCAGCACGTTGCCCGAATGACAGCCACGCCGTTCGAGGACGTGCAAGGCGCGCTCGCAAAATTGGCGCGCGCCGAGGAAGAGGCCGCTCAGAACGCAGACAGCAAGGCCGGCCGGGCGCTTCGCGCGATGGGCATCGACATCGAAGGCGCTGCCTATAAGGCGCTTTCGTTCGGCGATCGGCTGGACCTGATCGCTGGCAAACTTGCGACCTATGAGAGCGGCACCGATAAATCAAATCTTGAAATGGCGCTATTCGGCCGATCCGCCGAGAGCCTAACGAAATTCCTGGACGAGCTGGGGCGGGACGGTCTCGATAGCGCAACCGACAAGGCCAAGCAGCTGGGCCTCACGCTGTCCGGGCCGGCCATCAAGGCGGCCGACGAATACCAGGAGCGCGCGAAGGCCCTGGGCGACGCCTGGACCCGCTTTTCGAATATCCTGATGAATTGGGTGGTGCCCGCGCTTAATGCGGTCGACCGCCTGATCGCGCCGACCCTCGACGAGCAGATCGAGAACCTGAAAGTCCAGATCGATCACGTTGCGAATGCGCCGCTCGCGTTTCTGATCCCGGGCGCTCAGGACGCGCAGATCGCCCACCTGCGGGAGGAGCTCGCCGCCCTCGAGGCGCAAAAGAAAAAGCTCGAGGAGGACGAGGCTGGTCACAACCAGCGCACGTTCGGCAGCCCTGATGCGCCGCCGCCTGGCAGCGTGAAGGCCCCGGCGTTCACGGATAAATCCGGCTCCCAGCTTGATCAGTTCAAGGACGAGCTGCTGAAAATGCAGATCGTCGACGGCCAGTATCATGCCCTGTCGGCCGCTCAGGAGGCTGCGTTCTGGCGCACGAAGCTGTCGCTCGTGAAGGACGGCACCACCGAGCAGCGGGAGGTTTTGCAGGAATTTGAGTCGGCATCGCGCCGAGCGGAAACCGAGGGCACGCGCGCGGCCAAGAAATCGGTCGAGGAACAATACGCCGACTTCAAGGGCGGCATTGATCAGCAGATCGCTGCGGCCAAGGACAATTTCGCGCTTCGCATTTCGCTGCTGCAGCAGGAGGTCGCCGAGGCCAAGAAGCTGTTCGGCGAGAAATCAAAGGCGGCGATCGAGGCCGATCTGAAGGTGACCGAGGCGCAGCAGCAGCAAAAGGAAAACGCGATCAAGGCGCTCGAGGAGCAGCTCGCCACCTCCGAAAATGTCCAGCGCGCCCTCGCCGCGATCAGCGCCACCGGCGGCAAGGCTGACCTTGGCGAATTCAAGCCCAG